ACGAGCAAAGCGACAGAGCAAGAAAATGTAAACAGTTCTATGATGTAGCAAGAAGAGAGTTGTTAAGAAAACAAGATTGGGGTTTTGCTCAAGAAGAAGTGATATTGAATAAGTTGCCTAAAGAAGATTATTTAGAACGAAAATTTGTTTATGCTTATCCGACAAATGCTTTATTTATTAAAAAGATTTTCAGTAAAGAAAGTATAAGGTTAAGAAGAAACTTTGAATATAGAGTAGCGGTATTAGACGGACAGAAAGTTATATGTTCAAACGAGAGAGAGCCGAGAGCAATAATCACTAAAGATGTGCAAGATACGACATTGTTTGATGCGACATTTAAAGAAGCACTTTCTTATTTGTTAGCGAGTAAAGTGGCAATGGCGTTGACAGGCGATGCGGAAATTTACAAGTTGGCAATGCAACAGTTTCAGTTATCAATAAACGATGCAACATTAGTAAATAAGCAGGAAGAACCTACGGTGTTGAGGTTTGAAAGTGATTTTTGGAAAGTTAGGTAGGTGGATAATGGCACTATTAAAAGAACTCAAAGGAAGTTTTGTAGGCGGTCAGGTTAGCCCTGAACTACAGAACAGAATAGATTTAGAGAAGTTTAATACTTTTTTAAAGGAAGCTAAAAACACACAGATAAAGCCCGAAGGCGGAATATCCAACAGAGCGGGAACTGTGTTTATTGGAATTGTTAAAGAATCTACATTAAGATTAACAATAAATGTAAATGTTACTGCAACCGTAATTGTGAACGGAGAAGAGTATACAGGTAAGACTGTAAATGTAAATTTACCTGCCGATAGTGAGTATACATATTCTGTTGGTGCGGTAGGATACGAAACAAAGAGTGGTAGCGGAACTTTAGAAGAGAACAAAGTTATAGATATTGAATTAGAAGCAGATGCTAATACTTACACATTTACGATAGACAACGGAGAGCAGGGAGCAACGATAACTATTAACGGAACAGAACAGAGTTCTTTAACTGCGTCGGCAGGAACATATATTGAGTGGAGCGTAGAAAAAGAAGGATATATCAGTCAAAGTGGTTCACTTATTTTAAATGAAGATACAACTGAAGAGATAGAGTTAGAACCTATATCTACTTTTGTTTTGGCAATAAATACTACTCCAAGCAACGCAAATGTTAAAGTTAAAAAGAACGATGTGGTAGTTTTTGAAGGAGTATCTCCAAGCAGTGTTACATTAGAAGCAGGTTCTGCTTATTCTTATGAGATAAGTTTGAGTGGCTATATTAAAGAAGAAGGTGGCGGAATATTAAATGCAAATACAACAGTAACTACTACATTACAAAAGAGTAAAGTTGAAATTACAAACATAAAGTTATCGTTTGAGAGTGGTAAAGCTACGACATATAAAGTAAACCATTTATTGACCTATTCAATAAAAAAGACAGGCACATACAAGATTCGGTTAGGTGGTAGTAAAGGTCATAGAGCTTATGGCGAGGATATTCAAACCAAAGGTGGAACTGCGGTTTTACAAACCACATTTACAAGTGGAGATAAGATAAAGATATACAGAATAGATGGCGGTAGTGCTTATACAGGATTTGGAACTTACAATTATGCAGGTTGTGGCGTAGGAATAAAAGTAAATGATGTATGGGCATTAGTTGTAGGTGGTGGAGGTTCAATATTACAAAGAACAAGTGGAAACAATACCTATACTTACGGTTGCGGTGGTGGTGGATATAATGGTGGACAGACAAATTTTCAAAACACAGGGACAAATTATGTTTATAAAGGTATAAGTAATAACGGTAATCAGGGCAGTGGAACAGGCAACAGTAATGGTTCAGGTCAATCAGACTCAATAGGACCGTCAGGTTTTGCGGTTTACGCTTATGGAGGAACAGGGTATGTAAAGAGTAGCTATTCAGGTTCTGCAACATTAACAACAGGAAACAATAGTAGTGAAGGGTATGCAAAAATAGATTATTTAGGGTAAGGATATGAGATTAATACCATTTGAATTTAATAATCAACAAACATACATATTAGAGTTTGGAAATCTTTATGTAAGAATAAGGAAACATAATGAGAGTTCTTATATACAAATAGATTCTCCATACACAGACGAAGATATAGAGAACATAGATTATATACAGAAAGGCGATGTTTTGTTTATGGTAGACGGAAACCATAGTCCGAAACAGTTGGAAAGATTGTCCGATATTAGTTGGCAGATAGTAGATTATGTATATACAGGCGGACCGTTCAAAGAAGCAGACGAAGATATTAAAGGATACTTTGATTATAATGACAGTAAATATTTGGTGCATAGTTCAGGATACTCTTTTACGCCTGCCGATATAGGAAAGATGTTTAATATTGAGACATACTTTAAAGCACAAACTATTTATAAAGGAACAGTAGGAACAACAAGTTGGACTTCTTCTGCTATTGTCGTAGGTTCTTCTTGGAGTTTTGTTACTACGGGAACTTGGGCAGGAACAATTAAGATATTAATTAGCGACGACAATTCTTCTTGGAAAGAATATAAAGTTATGAGTTCAACTATAAACGATAGTAAAGGTTCTTATAATGCAAACATTACAGGCGACTTTGACGGAATAAAGTTTGTAAAAATTCAAACAGATTTAACACAAGACGACCATTGTCAGTTGACATTTCAGTCAATAGGGTTTTATGAGAACATAGCATTTAAAGTTATAGACTATATTTCTTCAAGTTCGGCACAAATTAAAGTTGAAGATTTTGATGATTCAATAGTAAAGAGTGCTAACAATTATGCAGTGTCCGCAAATGCAGAACCATTACAAGCAAGTTCGTGGGAAGACGGAGCATATCCTAAACATATAACATTTTATCAGGACAGATTAGTATTTGCTAACTCAAGAAACTATCCGTTCACAATTTGGGCAAGTGAAACATCTAACTATTATTCGTTCAAGATACATAGTGAGTTAGTAGATAGCGACTCAATACAGACTAATGTTGTAGGCGACGGGTTAAACGAGATAACCGCTATTGTGAGTTTAATGAGTTTAATAGCATTTACAGAAAACGGAGTGTTTAGGACAGGGATAGATGTATGGAACGCAACGGGCGACTTTGCTTTAACTCGCCAATCTCGTGGCGGTAGTTCTTCTGTAAGACCTATCACGATAGATAACTCTTGTATCTATGTTAAACCTACAAAAGATGCAATAAAAGATTTTTATTATCAGTATCAAATAGACGCTTATGCGGGAGACCAATTAGATATTCTCGCAAGAAACTTGTTTGAAAATAAGAAGATTAAACAGTTAGCATTTCAAGAACAAGATAAAACGATATGGGTATTGTTTGAAGACGGTTCTATGGCTTACTGTTGCTATATGAAAGAGCAAGAAGTGTTAGGTTGGAACAAGTTTGAGACAAGCGGTAAAGTGGTAAGCATAGCAACGATTATGAGCAACTTCAACGATACACTTTATTTGGCGGTAGAGAGAGAAAACGGAATATGCATTGAGAGATTAGATAAAAGATTTAATTCTAAAGAAGTTAAAGACCAAATATTTTTAGACAGTTCAATAGTTCACGAAGAAAGCGGAGCATACTTTAATACTATCACAGGACTTAACCATTTGAACGGACAGAGTGTAGATATATTGGCAGACGGGTTTGTGATTAAGAATGTGTTAGTAGAGAACGGAACTGTAACATTAAATAGTTATGTTACTAAAGCAATTATCGGGTTACCTTACGAGACGAGAGTAGAGACATTAGACATTAATTATCAGGGTAACGGGAACGCAACATTCGGAGATAAGAGAAGAGCAGTAAGTGCGGTAGTTCAGTTTATAGACAGTTGCGATTGTAAAATGGGAACAAGTAACGGACCGTTAGACGAAGTTATATTCAGGACCAACGAACCGTTAGGAACGCCGACACCGTTAAAGACAGAAAAGAAGGACATAAATTTAACATCTTCGCATAACGAAGAAGAACATATAGTAATAGTGCAAGATAAACCGTTACCTTTTACGGTATGTGCTATTAACCAAAAAGTATCTATGGGGGTAACGAAATGAACTATGGCAAAGTTGGGCTATATACAACAAGCATTGGCGGTTTCTTAAATGCAACTTCTAATGTGTTAGGCGGATACAACCAACAGGCATTTTATAAAGGTTTATCAAACCAAAAGAATTATCAAACAGGGTTAAACGATTTATATTCTGCTAACCAAATAGATTATGATGCGTCTACTACTGCATACCAAATTCGTTCTATTATGAGCAAAGGCGAACAATTATTCGGCAGACAAAAGACTTCACTTGCAAGAGCAGGAGACACTACCGGAGCAACCGCAAGAGCAATAGTTAAAGATAGTGCAAGAAAACAGGCAGAAGATATAGCGATGTTGGAATACAGAAACGAACTTGCAGGTTTTGAAAGAAGAAGACAGACCGCACTTGAGAACTTATCTTTAGAAGCAGAAGCAAAAATGGCAAGATTGGCTGGTAACAATGCGGTATCTGCGGGTTGGATAAACGGTGCAGGTTCGGCATTGTCTACCATAGGAACAGTAGCAAGTTATTGGTATGGAATGAACGGTAGCGGAGCAGGTAACGGAATATCAAATATCGGCGGTGGAAGAACTTGGAATAGCAATGCAGGTTTAGTAAACGGAAAAATAGTGGGAGTGTAAAAATGGCAATAAGAATACCGACTTATGAGAGACAAGTAGAAGTTCCTGAACAAAGGGCAAGTCAAGCGAAAGCACCTGACCCATTGAGACAGGCATACGGAGAAAATGTAGCACAAGCGACAGGCGAACTTGGAAAAGCATTGATGAATACAGGTATCTCTATGATAAACATAGAGAAAAATAAAATGTTGGCTCTTGAAAGCAAATTAGATTCGTTAGCAAAAAACGATTTGGCAATGGCTAAAAAATCTTCTTCTTTAGACGAATATAACCAAATACAAACAGACAGTATAGAGAATATGAAACAAGTTGCAAAAGATTATTTAGGCAACGCTTATAACGCTTGGGAACAAAGAGTAGGTAAAGAACTTTTTACACAGACATCTATTGCATACGAAACAAATAAGATACCTTTTATTAAAGACCAACAATTAAGAAGTTTTGCAGATTTAAGAGAACAATACGCTTCAACTTGGCATAGTTCAAACGAGCAAGAAAGGTTAGGTATGACGACATCTTTTGTTGTTGATTTAGAAGATAGCAATCTTACACAAGTTGAAAAAAGAAATGAATTACAAAAGTTTCAAGTATCTTGTTTTAATAACGAGATATTAAATTCTAACCCGTTGAATTATAGCAGAATATCAAAAGAGATAAACGATAGTGATTTAGACGAAGATAAAAAGTATTTGTTGCAGAGAAGATTATTGACACAAGTATCAACACCTGAATCAAAAGGTAACCCTGATTTTGTTAAAAACTTGGAACAAAGAATTGCAAACGGAACTCTTGACGATTCAGGTATACAGTCGTTATATACAAAAGGCGATATAACCAAAACAGAAAAGAACTCGTTACTTAAACAATACAATGCTCCATTTAATCAAGAAGTTAGAGCAGGAGAAACGGAAATAAAAAAGTTTATAGTAACAAACAATTTGTCGCCTGAATTTGAAAGACAGTCGGCAAAACAACAGACTGCATTAGACACTTATCATTCACAGTTAGTTGCTTATGACGAAGATATTAGAAAAGGGAAAATTAGACCTATACAGTTAGCACAAAGAATAATTGCAGACATAAATACAGACTATGTTCAAGACAAACAATCTTTCCTTCCTGTTCCGAGCATAATGAAACAAATTGGGAAAAACAGAGAAGATATGAAAGCATACTCTTCCGAAGATTTGGCAAAAGCAATGGTAAGTTTAGACAACTTAAAAAATACTATGTCGGAAGGGGAATATAGAGATAATGCATCTGCTTTAACTATGTGGTATGAAATGGCAACTTTAAGCGAAAGTATTAAGGCAAATAACAATATAGAAGGTAAACAATAATGGAACAAATAAACAAAGAAGTTATAAGCGAAAACAATTATTTGGCACAGACACAAAAAGATACGGGACAATATTATTTCAACAGATACACAGAGATAGTGAACAGTTTGAAGAGACAACAACAAAACGATGCTCCACAACAACCGACAAATAATCAACCTAAAATTGAACCTTTAAAAACAGATACGACACCTGAAATACAATTTGCGACAAACCCAAACGATGAGACAATACCGTTTAGAACATTTAAAGAGATAGGTGATTTTGTTAGTAAAAATGTAACGAAAGAAAACGCTAAAAAAGTCGGTAAAGATGTTTGGAAAGGGACATTAGAAATACCAAGAGCAACTTTAAACGCTTTGTCTAAAGCAACAAGTGAAGCATTAGATTTAGGTTATCAGGCAGTAAAAGGGTTGCACGAGAATATGGCAGAGACAATAGATTTTCCTGCCAATTTAAGTTCTTCAATAGCGACAGGCGAAGATGTAAAAGTGTCCGACTTAAAAGGTTGGGTAGAAAAGAATTTCCCTAAAGAAATACCTACATTACAATTATTAGATGACCCACAATCAAATACAGGTAAATTGTTGCAGACCGCTTTAACCTTTGTGGCAGGTTTTTTAGGTGCGGGTAAAGTTGCACCGATAAAAGCAACGACCAAAGCAGGTAAGTTTGGAACTGATATGTTGAAAGGTGCAATAAGTGATATGGCAGTATTTGACGGTCAAGAAGAAAGATTGTCTAACCTTATTGAGTCTTTTCCTGAACTTAAAAACCCTATAACGAATTTCTTACAAGCAAAAGAAACTGATAGTGAATTAGAAGGGAAACTTAAAAATACTTTTGAAGGTGCAGGGTTAGGTTTTATTACAGGTGCAGTATTTAGCGGAATAAAATCTATGGCAAAATCAAGAGCAGTTAAAAATATATTTGAGAAATTATCTAAAGATAAGAAGATAGTCAAAGCGACGACAGAAAAACAGGCAACCAAGACCGCAGAAGAAATGCAAAAAGATTTTTCTATATTGGGCGATGTAAACAAAAAAGTTCTTGTAAGTTATGGTAAAGCAAAGAAAGTTACACCCGACCAAATATTTAAACAAAGCCCAAAATCTAAAGACGACATATTTATAAATTTTGCAAGAATAGAAACTTATGACGATGTTAAAAATGTTATACAAGAAATGGCTAACATTGAGAAGAAATCAATAAACAAAGCAAGACGAGGGAAACAGAGTTTTAAACAGATAGAGAAAAACGCAGAACAAGAAAACGCTTGGCAAATACTTCTTGACAGAAGAACAGGACAACCTTTAAATGCAGAACAGTCTGTTGCTCTTCGTAGGTTATGGACTACAACAAGTGAGAAATTAGTAGATGTCGCAGACTTGGCGAGTAAAAACCCAACACCCGAAAATCTTTTGATGTTTAGAAAAATGGTAGCGATACAAAATATGGTGCAAAGGGAAGTATTATCTGCAAGAACGGAAACTGCAAGAGCATTATCTTCTTGGAGAATACCGACGGGCAGTTCAATAGAAATGAGAGAACAGGTGCTGAAGTTATTAGCAGAAAATGGCGGAGAAAAGAAACTTACAGAATTTGCAACCGCTATTAGTAAAATGGCTAAAGACGGAGATTATACCGCAATGGCTAAAATGGTTGCAGATAGCGACAGACCAAACTTTATGGATATGTTGTTAGAGTATAGAACATCTGCTTTACTTACAAGCCCAAAAACACATCTTGTAAATATTATGGGTAACCTTTTAACACTTGCAGGAGATGTGGCAGACAGATTTGTAGCAGAACAATTTGGAAGAATAAACTCTTGGTTAGGTATGGAAAGCGGAACGATAGCAGGGGAAGCAATGTCGGAGTTTAGGGGAATGATAGGTGCGATAGGCGATGCTTTGATATTAGCAAAAAAGAATTGGCAAACAGGGGTAAGTGCATATACCGGAGCAAAAGCAGAATTGTCAGGCAGACAGTTAGGTGCTATTCGTTCAGGGGCAACATTGTTTGGTTATGAGATAAAACAAGACACATTGTTTGGTAAAGCGGTAGATATGATAGGCAAATTAGTTAGAGTTCCTTATCAAGCATTGTCAACAAGTGATGAGTTTTTTAAGACCGTAGCGTATCGTGGAGAAGTTCGTTCTCAAGCATATAGACAAGTAATGAGAGAGTTGGAAGAAGGAACAATAAAGAAAGACGCAATAGAAACAAGATTTCAAGAATTGTTAGATAACCCACCTGAAAACATAAGATTAGAGGCACAGGGCAAAGCACAATATTTAACATTTACAAATACACCAAATAAGTTGGCACAAAACATACAGAAGATAACAAGCGATTATCCTTTGTTGAAGATAGTAATTCCTTTCGTAAGAACACCTGCAAACATATTTGATATGGCTATGCAACATACACCGTTAGCACCGTTATACAAATCGTTTAGAGCAGACATTATGGCAGGTGGAGCAAGACAAGAAATGGCTTTAGCAAGAGTAGCGACGGGAAGTTGTTTGCTTTTAGCAACGGGCGATTTAGCAATGAAAGGCATTATTACAGGTGGCGGACCAAGAAACTCGGCACATAGAAAAGCATTAGAGGCAACAGGTTGGCAACCTTATTCGGTAAAGATAGGCGACAAATATTATTCTTATTCAAGAATAGACCCTATATCCACAGTATTAGGTTTAGGAGCAGACTTTATTGAAATAACGACCAACACTTATAACGAAGATGATGTTGATAACGAAGAAACAATATCTATTGCATCTTCTATTTCTCTCGCAATAGCAAACGGACTTTTAAGCAAAAACTATGTTTATGGGTTAGCACAATTTATGGATAATGTGAGAAGTAAAAACAGAGCAGATAGATATTTTAAAGATATTTTAACTTCATTCGTTCCTAACATTTCAAGAGATATAAGAAATTTAGCAGACCCTTATGCAAGAGAAACTTTTGATTTGATAGATAATTACAAGAATAGATTATTAGGGTTTAGTGAAGATTTACCGGTTAAGAGAGATATATTCGGCAGAGAGATGTCTATTGTTAGTGGAATAGGACCTGCATACGACTTTTTAGTTCCTGTTAGAGTAAGCAATAAAGATGCCGAACCGATAGATTTTGAATTGATTAAACAAGAAGTTTGGGTGCAAATGCCGAGAAAGACTTTGAGTTTTGGTAGGGGTATAACCGTAGATTTAAAAGATAGATTAGACATCTATTCAAGATATGTAGAGTTAGCAGGAAACGAAGCAAAGCATAATGGAAAAGGTTGTAAAGATTATTTGAACGATTTTATAAAGACACCGATGTATCAAAATTTAACAGACGGAGCAGACGGTAGTAAAAATACTGCTATTAGAAAAATTATAAATCAATTTAGAGAACAAGCAAAAAGACAACTTTTAAAAGAATATCCACAGTTACAAGACGAAATAGAAGAACAAGAAGAATTATTAAGAAACCAACAATAAGGAGAGTATTATGATAACAGGGCAGACAGTAAAGAACACTTACAACGGAGACGGTAGCACAAGAGAGTTTACTATCACTTTTGAATTTGCCGACTCATCACAGGTAAAGTTTAAAGTAAACGGACAAGAAGTAACTACTAACTATTCGCTTAACCCCGTATCAAAGATATTGACATATCCTACGGTAGCAAGTGAGTTAGACCCGTTGACAAGTGCAGACGAGATAGAAATATACAGAGATACAACTATCACACAAGATATAGAGTTTAACAATGGCGGTCCGTTAAATGCGGATATGATAGAAGACGGGTTAGATAAGTTGACAATGATAGCACAGGAAATCGGGAGCAAAGTAAAAGATTATAGTGCAGGTAAAGGTATAGACATTAGCGATGAAGGAGTGATTAGTCTTGAAGGCATTACCGTATTAGATAGTGCAGACATAGATTCACTTAAAGAAGAAGGAGAATATTTTGTTAAAGTAGCGACTTGCACAAGTGGACTACCAAGCGATTTACCAACGACAGGAGAGAAAGCAAATACGGACGGTATAAGTGGAGTAAGAGCATATGTTAAAGTTATTAAGACAGAAACAGAGGCGAGTTACCCTACGACAAAGATAACACAAGAAGTTACTTTCTATGGAGTATCTTATGGAAGCAACACAACATCTTATCTTGATTCTTATATAAGAGAGATGTCTTCTGGTGAAGGGTGGAGCGAATATTGGGTTAATTACAAGATTAACAGGAAAAGAGCAGTAGCTTGTGGAGCACAATTTGGTTCGCCTGTAACTGCATTTATACCTGAAAAACTTTACCCAAACACAGACTACTTTATAGGGAACTTTATTAAAGAAGGGAACTTAAACCCTGACACGATATATCCGTTAAGTAGTTTAACATTAAGTGATTTACCTGACAGTCCGTATCCGATAACATTATATTTTAAGACGGATAGCACTTTTTCAGGTATAACTGCTACGGATATAGTTGCGTGGATAGGTAACACAAGTTTAGATACAGATTCTTATTATAAGATAACGATAGAGAATTTAGTAGGAACGATAGAGAAACTTACAGTAGTAGAGTAACTGACTATAAGATAACAAGTTTTTACAATATAGTTGTAGTAATATCAATAGTATAGGGGGAAAAAATGAGAGTAGAAATCGGAAGTGCAGGTTGGCAGAATTTAGAAACATTAATGGGAGAAAGTTTAACAGAAGGAACAAGTTATGATGTTCAGTTAGTAAAAGGGCAACAACTAATGATAGTAGAAGGAGCAAGTGAACCTTCGGAAGAAGAAGACGGAAATGTTTTAGAGTTTAATCAGGGGTTGACAATCAAGAAAGACAGTAACAATGTTTATGTAAAATCTTTCAATGCGGGTTGCATAATCAACATCGCAGAGGGGGAATAATATGATTATACTTTGGAACAAAATAAAAAGTGGTCCAAGTGGTGGTGGAAGTTCAACTGCAACTCTTAACTTTTTTGACGGAGTAACAGGAACAACTCTTGATACACAGTTATCGTTAGGTAATGCAGTTATGGTGTTCAAGAACGGAGTATTGCTCCAGCCTACCGAAGATTATACGATTTCAAGTAGCACGATAACATTTGTTACTGCCTTAGAAGCAACTGATAAAATAGCAGTAGTAAACGGAAACTTAGATGCAATAGATTTGACACCATATCAGACAAAATCTCAAGTAGTAACATTAGATAGTGCAACACCTTCATTAGATATAGAAGCAAATAAAAACTATGTATTAAGCAACAATGCAATAACTGCAATAACAATAAGCACTTGTGCGACAAGCTACGAAGAAACGACAATAGAGTTTACAACAGGCTCATCAGCACCTACTTTAACCGATAGTGCTTCTATAGATTGGGTAGATGGCTCAGCACCGATACTTAATGCAAATTCAAAATATATAATTCTTATATGGAATAAAAAAGGGTTTGTAAGAGAGGAGTATTAATATGAGTTTACTCAAAGCTTTTATGATGGAAAAACCTAATTATATGTATGCCACGATAAAGGGTAGTCTAACTGAAAATGACGGTGTTTTTAGTGGGTTTTCGGCAAGTAATTATTTACAGTTGCAAAATACGACAGAAATAAGTCAAATATCAACCTTTGAAAAATGGGAAATACAACTTAGGTTCTCAATTACAGAAATAGAAATTAATAACGCAATACTTGTTTATTCAGGTTCTTCAAGTTCTAATAGAAGTATACAAATTTCTAAAGATGGTGCAAAATTAAGGGTAAGTATGTCCTATACAGGAACATCTAATGATTTATTGAGTGCAACTAATATATACACATTTACATCTAATGATATAAACTCTTATTTTTCTATAAAAATAGAATATAACAATGGAACTTATAATTTTTATTTGCAAAAAAACAACAATGCTTTTTCTAAAATATATTATTTTAATTCTGCAAATAAAATGTTTTACAATTCACCTTTTATGATTGGAAGCAATGATAAAAATACATCTGAGTATTTTCGTGGCAGTATAGACCTAAACCAAAGCTACATCAAGCTCGGTTCAACGAAATACAAACTACAAGCAGTAGTAGGCTACACAGTAGTAGGTAGTCCTACGATTACTGATGGGGTGGTTAGTGGGTTTAGTAGTGGGAATTATTTGACTATACCAGAAACAAATCTTGATTTAAAAAACACCGTTTTCCATTGTAAATTCAAAACAGGCAATGATTTAACTACACCACAAAGTATAATGCAATTTGGCAGAACAGGTCAAACTTTACCGATGTTGTTCTATATTGATAGTAATAAAGCTTGGTGTTTTTATTCAGGTAAAAACACAGGTGCAAATGCATATACAAGAATAGAAATTATATTAAGTGCAAACACAGAATATGAAATAGAGTTTGGAACAAAAAATACAAAAAGATATTTAAAATTTGGTTTTGTTGGGAATATGCAAAACATATCATTAACAGCAGGAACAGACGAAAATTGGAATGGTAGTATAGCAAAACCAACATATTTTGGTAATGCAGGAACATCTTTAACAACTGCTTTTAGTGGTAGTATAGATTTGAACAACACATACATAAAAATCAACAACAAACTATGGTTTAACGGTCAACAAGCATAAGGGGGAAGAAATGTTAGGAAAACTTATAGACGGAAGATTAGTAATTGCAGGGCAGATAGTAAAAGACGGAAATACAACGATAACTAACCCAACGGAAGAAATGCTAAAGAATTTGGGTTACAAAGAAATAGATTATTTTGTTTGTCCTTCATATAACGAAGAAGAAGAAAAACTAAAAGAAGTTTATATAGAAGAAGAAAACAAGATTTATATTAATTATGAAATTGTCGCATTAACAACAGAAGAACACAATGCAATTATTCAACAAGAGATAGAAGCAGAAGAAAACAAAATCACACCGAGAAACATTAGAAATGCAATTAAGGGCGATAATTTTGCATTGAATAAGATAACAGAAGTAGAAGGAAATATCGCAGAATTAAGAGCCAAATTGAGAGAAATAGGAGAAGAATAATGGCAGAAACTAAAATCAACACAAATCAAATTAGAAAGTAGGGGGAATTTATGGGAGAAACTTTAATTAACCCAAATCAAATAGCAGGTGGTGCAAGATACCAAGCAGTAGATTATGTTAAAAGTGTGGGAACTGCATATTTAGATACAAGAATAAAGCCTGATGATACGACAATAATCAGATGTAAATTCAGAATGAATCGTGCAGGTGGTGGAACTTTTATCGGTTGCGAAGAAGAAGATGACGAAAAATATTTTAGATTTTTTAGTTTAAATTTTGCCAATACCTATCTTGATTTGTTTAGTGAAGATAACAGAATTTCAAGCAATATTGTTGCTTCAGGAGTAACTTATAATTTGGAGTGGGGAAATAGATATATCAAGAATTTAGACACCGACACCGTTATAGTTAGTGCTTCAGCAGTTACTTTTTCAGAGTTAAATGTAACGATAAAAGTATTTGATTTAAGTGATTATGGGGAAATAGAGTATTTACAAATAATTAAAGGTGGTAATTTAGTAAGAGATTATAAGCCTGTTTACGATACAAAGACACAAAAATACGGTTTATTTGACAATGTATCAGAACTATTCT